ATTACCTTCTAATCCTATTAATTTTTGATCAAAATATACTGACTCAACACCTAACGAAGATCGTAATCGTTTTGCTTCGTCTAAACTGCTAGAGGAATTAGAATTTGCCATTATAACACCTCAGGATCGCCTGCTCCAAAGTTATCTGATACTAAAGTACTATCGCCTACAGGAGTTTCTCCGCTTTGTGATCCGTCATCACCAAACCAGCTTGTTACTGTATCTTGGGCACTGGCCCACATGCTTGTATAACTATTCTTAGGAACCACTGATTTATCATATGATACACCTTCATATCCAAATTGTATACTCCATTGCACAGGACTTGAATCTGCATAAGATAATGAATCGTTATTTACCGATAAAATTACAGGATTATATAATGTTATAGGATCTGCAATAGGACCATTTCTTCCGCCGAATTGTTTATAAATTTTAATTTGTGAAAAGTAATATTTTTCCCATCCGGCTCCTCCAACCTGCACTTCCCCTGCTCCCATTTCTTCTTCTGGTTCTAATGCACCTTGTGTATCTCCAGGAGAAGAATTTACATTTGTTAAATCAGGATTTGCTATACTAGTTTTTGAAAACGGTGTTTGAAAACCAAAATCGTCTATGTTAGGCTCTACTTGAACAATATCAGGTGTTAGGTTCCCTGCACCAAAATTAGAAAACTTTTCTCTTCCATCTTTATAGTGAAATTTCATATATTCTTTCCAAACATTTAACCATTTATTATCTCTGGTATCATGAAAAGAAATACTAATAGGATTCCAATTCATTTTTGTTTGTATAATTCGTTTTCTATTATATTGGTTTAATGTTTGGGTATCAAATTGAAAACTAGGTAATTCGACGGATTGAACCACTAATGATAAATCTTTTATCATCTCTCTATAGTTCTTATCTCCGCCTCCTATACCTAATGTAGTTTTAAATTCTACTACAAATTGGAATTTAAGCCGAGGTACATCTGTTAATGTTCTGTTATAATCCGTAACAGTACCAAAGGCCATATCGGCATAGTTACGGAGAACCTTACCGAAATATGCCATTTTAACTCCTATTCATGAATTATCCTGATGTAGCACCAGTAAGGTCAGTATCTGATATACTAATACCTGATAACAAGTTAGCATCATTCTTATCCAAATGATTGGCATTGTCATATTGAATTGTCATCGAAGCTGTCATAGGCGAACTATTTGCATAATCATTTTCGCCATAACCTACATTGGTAATAAAACAACCAGATAAAGTCCATGTATCTAATGTACCAGCTTCATTGGCTACATTTGTACCGTCGAGAGTTTCTATGACTGTTGAAAATTTATATTGGGCTCCTGCTAATGGTGCAGATTGATCATTATGATCAATCTGATTTTGTACCTGTTTATCTACAAAAGAAATAACTTCTCCGTCTACATCGTCTCTTACTACAATAGTGATAGGTTCCCATGTATGTTTACCTGCCAAATAAACTCTAGAATTATATACATCTAAAGTAATCGGTTCATGGCTTAATGTAGGCCTGGTTACACTAACAATTTGATGTGTTAATGCTTTTGAATTAGTTTGTCCGCCTATATTATTAAAAGTAACCCGAAACCTATACGATAGTTTTGGCATTATTACTGCGCCGCCGTCGCCTGTAGGGACACCAAATTTTGATAATGCTCCCATTGATAACTCTCCTAATCGTGTTCTATATTATATGTATTTATAAGATTCCGTCAGAATTTTTGATCAAGAAAAAAGGTAGTAAAATAAATTTACTACCTTTATATTATATTATAATGTACCTGTATTTACAATTCTAATCGGAATATAAATGAATTCTGCTGCTTTTGTTGGTTCTATAGCAACATCTATATATAATTCATTTTTATCTATTCTTGCAGGAGTATTGTTTGTAGTATCACAAACAACTGCAAAATCCGATATACCTCGTTTTGACATGATATCAGCTAAAAATCTAGAAACAGACTCTTGTGCTGCTGCTCTAGTAGATTCGTCATTAGGTTCAAAAGCATAAGGTCTTGCCAATGGATCTAATCGCTCTCTCATATAAGCAATTAATCTAGCAACATTAATTCTATCTAATGCACTAGATGCTGCTTGTAATGTTTTTTGTCCATATATAAACAAACCTTGTCCTGGAAAATTTGTAATAGGATTAACTTTTGAACCATATAATGTATCACGTTGTCCTTCATTTAATGCTAATGCTTTAAATTCACCTTCACTATCTATGTAACCTACATTAGTTGCATTATTAATACGACCTCGAGTTAGTCCTGCAGGAGCAAACCAAGGATAAGCAATAGAATCATTATAACTTATTGTACGAAGTACCATATGAGATGCAGGAACAACTACCGATGTTCCATCAGTATTTGTAGATAATCCACTTGGATAATACGTTGCACATTGTGATCCAGATGCGGTCAATGCATCTTCACCATTTTCTGTACCATTAGTACCTGCTTTCCATGCAGTTACGCCTGTTGGTGCTAATCTAAATGGTGAATCAATAATTACAAAAGCGGTTTCTTTTCTATCAACATTTAATGCCATCATTTCGTCTGCACATTCTGGATAACCTGGAGTTGCAATTAATGTATAATTTAATGTATCTTCTCTAATATCAGAATTGGTTGTTATCGCTGCCTGAAGAGCTTTTACAACTACTTGTCGTTGTGCTTTTCTACCTATATAAGCAGAACCATCTGCTTTATTACCGGCTGCACTTCTCCATTTTGTTGTTGTAGTTAATGTAGAGTCATATTTTTTAACGTGATACGAACTATGAATCATATTAACACAAATCATTCCATCTGGATATAATGCTGGATTAGGAGCATTAGCAATTCTAGTTGCACCTAAATTATTAGAACCAGATAATGTTGTAGTATTATCTTCGGCAGTAGCAGTTAAATCTGCAAACACAACACCGTTTGATGTTGTTTGATCTGACGAATCCCTTGCTACCCATTTACCTGCTGCATTATATTCTTTAATAGTAAAAGTTTCTAAGAAATTAGTGTCAAACCAAAGATCGCCTGTACCTGCACCTGAAGCCGGTGCTGTTGTGCCTACAGTTAATGTAAGTCCTAAACCTCCTTCACCTGCTCCTGTTACTCTAGTTACTGATTGCCAACCACCATTTCCTTTTTTGTAAATATCAAAAGAAGTTGCAAGCAACCTCGAATCATACCAATATGTACCTGTTGTCGGAGATCCTACAATCGCGGTTGCACTTGTTTCTAATTCATTGTCGGCTGCAAAATAATTTGTTGTATCTGTTTGCTTTGCTACAGTCGCTGATGTTCCAGACGCACCCGGAAATCTCTTAAAAAGAAATGATCCTGCCGTCCCACCCGGAACAACATATAAAGAACCTTCTGCAGGTTTTGCTCCGCCATTTAATGTAATAGATACTGCCGAAATATCACTTAGAGATGCACCTAACCCTGCTGCATCGTTTGATGCTGTCACAATAGCAACAATAGCACCTGTACTATCAACTACTGCGGTAGGTTGAGTAGTTGGAGCCGCTGCAGGACTGCTTTCTGACGTTGCAATAGTAACAGTTGGAGGATTATTTGGGTCGTATCCTGAACCACCATCTAAAATAGTAAACGATGCACTATTGGCCCCACCTACTGAATGATATAACTTATTAGTATCTAATGAAGTAATCATAATATCTGCTTTTCTATTCGAATCAAAATTACCTGGTTGTGCAGCCTCATTATCATCTGCATAAGGCTTAACTGTTTTTGTAGTAAATGCACTTGTAGTGGAATTATATTCTTTAATTACAAGATTAGTACCACTTCCTGCCGCTTCTGTTTTAATCCAAATATCATCTCCTACAGGTGAACTAGGCTGAGCAGAAGTACCTCCCATAGTAAACGTATTCGCTGCAGGACTTAAACTTCCTTTATTGGTATCTGTAACCGCTTCCCACGTACCACTAACCTTTTGCCAAAACTTAATAGGTTCGGCTGTTGTGCCTAATGCTAAACCGACAAAATCTTCAGTTGAAACTGCATAATCACCATCTGATCCAAATCCGGCAGCTGGTGTATCTTTAGTACCACTATTATCCATATCTGAGCTTACAGGTGTTTTAACTGTTTTCTTATCCCATGCACCTGTAGTTGCATTATATCTAAATACACCAAATGAAGAGTTCGTAGTATCTAACCATAATGCGCCATCTGCAGGAGCTCCGGTAGGCTCTGTTGCACTTGGCTCTAATTCTGTTGTATTAACATCTGCCCTTACGACATATGCTCTATTAGCAGAACCTAAATAACTATATGTCGCTAATAATCCATATTCATTTGTCTCATATCCGTGTTGAGCAGTTCCGGACACTGATTTAAAATAAGGTGTTCCGAATGTTTGAATAAGTTCTCGTTGGCTAGTTACCAACTGAGGTGTTTTTGATGTTGTTGTACCTGATGCAGTTCCCGTACCACTGACATGTGCTTTGTTTGTACCTGTCGCAACTATGATTAAAGGTACAGTACCTGCTCCAGCAGATCCATAAAAACTTTCATCGATGACGGATACTGATACACCAGGAGATGCTAATGTTGCCATATTATTTCCTCACTATTAATGACTAAATTCATTATTTAAATTATTTATCGGTAAATCAGTAAAACCGGCTGGTTATACAAGGGAGTATTTTAAAAAATAAACAATTTATCCAATTATAATGCCTAAACCTTCGCCGCCATCGACATATGTCTTTAAATCTTCTTCTAATGACTGAAAACTTTGTGTGGCGTCGGCTCTTAATACTTCTGCATTAAGAGTGGTACCACCTTGGGGACCTGCGATTGAAGAAAATTTTCCTCTTGCTTCCGCCAGCATCATTTTTGCTTCTGCTATAGACCATTCTCGTAACCATGAACCAGAATATGTATCTGATATAATAGTATTATCTGGTTTATAGTTAAAACAATGGACATACACATTATCCTCTGCTTTTATTTTTCTATGAATTGTTAACGTATTATTCCAAGGTTTCCATGTAAACATATATTCTGCACCGAACATTTTACCTAAATGTTCTCTATAAGAATGATAAGCATCAAAAGTACCTAAGCCCCCTGCTCTACCTGAATGTAATAGATATGTATTAAGATAAGCGGCCTCAAAAGGTTCTATATCAGAACCAGACGAAGCTCCAAACGAACCTGTGTGTTTTCTGTATATATCCTTTACTTCTATTACCTCTGAAGGGAGAGTATAATCTGTTTGTTCTTCTGCCAAAGTTAAAGAAATGAAAGATTCTTCTGTTGATCTAGAACTTCGTTGCCGATATTTCGATAATGCTTTATCTATTGCTAAATCGTAATGTTCAGGATCTAACTCAATATCTATCATCCCTCCGCCTAGGGATAATTCTATTTCTTTTGTAAGTTCTTGTCGGGTTGTAGCCATACTAGTCTCCGCATATATTATTTATCGGAGACCTTGTATGTTATTTGAATACTTGCAGGATAACTGTATCGTCGGAAAAACGTCCTGTAAGTTTGGTTTCTGTAGTCTTTACTTCTGACTCGTACCATTTACCAAACTTATGTCGTGTAGCCTTCTTAGCAAAACTTAATTGCTCTTTAGGTTTACGGAGGGTCTTTTTAGTGGAGTTATCTTCATCGTAATTAAGTAACGATGTACCTTTTACCTTAAATCCTGTTTCATCGCTTGCTACATAAACACCAAGTTTACGATACTTACACTGATATATAACTGCCATAGTAGCACCGACAATGTTAGCAGGGTTAACGGAAGTGATTCCAAGTCCAGCATCTGTTTGTTTAAATTTAAGTTTAGAGATTTGTTTCTCAACACTTACCGGCTTTTTCTTACGTTGCTTTCGTGTTGCCTTTGATTCACCTATAATTACATCACAGGCATCAATGAATCTAGTTACAAGTTCGATAAGTCCTTGTAACCGTTTATGTTTCATTAAATGCTTATACGCTTCTTTAAGGTCTTCATCTTCTCCTTTAAGAGCTTCGTTATATTCATCTAACTCAATTTCCCAATCCTTTTTAATACGTCTTGCATGAGCTTGTGTACAGCCATTGCTTTGCAAATGTGCATAAGGATCAATAATTACCGGATTAAACAGGTTAGGACTGCCAACGTATGTATCTACCCACTCCAAAAATTGTGCATCCATCTCGCCTGCTTGCTCTCTAATCCTATCTTGTATAGTAGGACCAGCGGCTCGTTGTTCTTGCTTTTCCTTAGTTACTTCTTTCTTAATAGTACCTTGGCTAGCAAGATAATTAATATGTTGGTTAAGTCTATCTTCTACATCCATCTCTACATCAAACTTAGCTCCTTTAGTTGCCATTCGTGCCAAATAACCATATGTAGGAATAACAAATACGTCTGGACATGCTTTAACTTGCTTTGCCTTTTCTTTATCTTCTACGGCATTCAAGTAATCTACAATGTATTTTTTAGCGTCTTTGACATTTTTATGATAGGCATAATAGTTAAGCCCTTGCATAATTTTGTCCCGGGTTGTTTCGTCTTCGTAAAAGTCAGGCTCTACACCTGTATACTTTTCATCAGCATCAACTAGAGTCATTCGCTTTTTTTTCTTTGGTACCTTCTTTAACAAATTACTTTTCGTTGCCATAGTTCTATTTATAATGAGAGGAAAATAACTGAACAAACATACATTATACTAAACAACATTACTGCCTTTGCAGTTTCTAAAATAAAAAATTTCATATTAGGACCATGCGAGTTGCATTGCTTGTCCAAGTTTTGCACGGGCATCAAAACCTTCTGGTGCTCCGTCATCTTCTGGAAAGTCAATACTGGAGGAAGTTGCTATGTGGGTTTGTTTTTTGAATTGCCTAAGGTATAAACCCATTCGTTCGGTATCTTC